TTACCCCGAGGTGGGTTATTGGAGAAAATGTCAAAGGCCTTACTAACATCCAAGACGGCGTGGTCTTCGAGACTGTGTGTTCTAACTTGGAAGGAGAAGGTTACGAAGTCAGGACGTTCAATATTCCAGCTGCAGGCGTCGGCGCCCCGCATCGACGCGAAAGACTCTGGATTGTTGCCCACAGAAAAGAATCTATGGTCAACACCGACGACGTTCGACTCGAACAACATAACGAAACCAAGGAAGAGCCATCCTGGTGGAGGACAAGTACCACCTTTGAACCAACAAGTGATGTGGTTGACACCATCAGCAACGATAAGAGGCGAGAGATCTCCCGAAGCGATGAAGAAGAGAGAAGAATACAGGAAGAGCATAGGCAGGACAACAGTTCCGCCAGGCTCACTAGCAGAACAAGTTCAATACGGCAAACCAACAACGGACATGAAGATATGGAGGACTCCAACGACAATGGACACGAAGGAAGACTCACTGAAACACGCAACCAAGTTAGTTCAAGGCAAGAATCTAAGGTCAACGGGATCGAGAATACAGATAACTCTAGCAGACGAAGTAATGGTCGAGGAGATAATGAACAATCCCGAATTGATGGAGAAGTACAAAGACTACGAGATGATGACAAGAAAGAATCTACCCGAGCAACAGGAATTCGTGGACTACATGAGAGAACAGACATCAGTCAAGGAGTTGCACGAGAAGACAGGGATCAAGAAGACGACAGTCGAACATTGGTTCAGGAGGGACAAAGCAGGATTCAGTCATCCATCGATCGAGGATTGGAATCTAATCAAACCGCATCTGAAGACAATCAAATACGACAACGTGATGACGGCACTTCACTCAATAGAATGGAAACAAGAAGAGATGAAGATGTGGAGGACTCCCGACGCACATTGCAATCGAGGACCGAGCTCCGAGAAACGAATGAAGATGAAGTTAGAGAAGGGTATGCCAATCAGCATCAACGATCAGGTAGCTCATCCGAATCTAATGTGGCCGACACCTACGCAAGACTCAGCAACGGAACGTACGAAGAAGTACAGTCAAGGGGGCAAACCTTTGACACTAGCAGTGAAGGAAGCACAGATGTGGCCAACACCGAGAGCAGCAATCGGCATGACAATGAAGCTGTCACAAGGGATGGCGGATCTTCGACACAAGAAGTATTTGGAGACGGAGGTAGCGTATCAGGAGAAAGCTCCTGGTGGCACACTGAACCCGACGTGGGTCGAGTGGCTCATGGGTTACCCGGCAGGGTATACAGACTTAAAGGATTGGGAAATTCTATCGTCCCGAAAATCGCGGAAGAAATCGGTAGGGCAATCATCAAAGCAGAAGGACTAGATGATGGCACCGAATCTTAGAATCTTATCACTTGGCGCAGGAGTACAGAGCTCAACGCTAGCATTAAAAATAAAACACGGCGAGATACCGATGGTTGATGCAGCTATCTTTGCAGATGTAAAAGGAGAACCTAAGGCTGTTTACACATGGTTAGATTGGCTAGAGAAACAGTTAAATTATCCTGTATATAGAGTGACCTACAGAAATTTGAAGCAAGATATTCTTGATGCTGCAGTTGGAAAACACAAAGCATTTACCGCACCGTTCTATACTAAAAATACAGAGACCGGGAAAAAAGGATTGCTTCGTCGCCAATGCACGGCAGATTATAAAATTAAACCTGTTGTTAAAAAAGTTAGAGAGATGTTAGGATTAAAATGGGGCGAGAAAAGAAAGAAAGGTACATCCGTTGAAATGATTATGGGTATATCTATCGATGAAATTTTTAGAATGAAGACCAATCAAATAAAATATATTACAAATGTTTATCCATTAATTGATGCAAAGTTATCAAGAGAAGATTGTAAAAAGTGGATGAAAGAAAAAGGTTATCCAACACCACCAAGATCTGCGTGTACTTTTTGTCCGTATCATTCAACGGAAGAATGGTTGAAGATAAAACAAAACAAAGAAGAATGGGACGAGGTTGTTGCAATGGACAAAGCAATTAGGAACACAGAAAAATTTAAAGATGGTGCAAAAGCTACAAAAGTAAATGATGAATTATTTTTACATCGAAGCTGTGTACCGATTGATGAAGTAGACTTTGGGAAAGAAGATCCGCAAATGGATTTATTCAATTCGGAATGCGAGGGCATGTGTGGCAACTAGACTTAGAAAACAGACATCTTCTGAGATGAATATAATTTTAAAAAATCATGCTGATTGGTTAGCGTTGTATTATCCTGAAGATGTTGTAAACGAATGTAGAAAACAAGCTTTAGAATATAAACAAAACAAAGATCTAAGACAAACAGGAGCTAAATATGAAATGGAATAAACGATTTGAATACCCTAAAACCGTTAGAGAGATGGTCGAGGGACTTAGACACTATAATATAAACAATGAGAAGTTGCCATCAGTTACGACAATCTTGAGTAAGACTCAGAGTAAGGAGAAGGCTGAAGGACTTGCTAATTGGCGTGCTAAAGTAGGCGAGGAAGAAGCACAACGGATCATGGACCAGGCAGCATCACGCGGTACTGCGATGCACAGCATCTTGGAACACCACATACTAGGTAAAAATAGGCTCGATTTGACTGATATAGGGCAGGAGGCTCACAAAATGGCTGATGTGGTCATAGAGAAAGGGTTGTGTCATATTGACGAAATATGGGGCTGTGAGGTGGCTTTACACTATCCTGATCTGTACGCAGGGGCTACTGACTTAGTAGGTGTATATAAAAACGCCGATAGTATAATGGATTTTAAGCAAACAAACAAGCCGAAACGTAGAGAATGGATAGAAGACTACATGCTACAGCTAGGAGCTTATGCTATGGCACACAATTTTATATACGACACCAAGATAGAACAGGGTGTAATTATGATGTGTAGCAAGGATGGGTACTTCCAAGAGTTTATTGTATCCGGAAAAGAGTTCCAAAAATACCAGCATGAATGGTTAAAAAGGCTTGATTTATATTACAAAAACATCAAAAAGTAGTCTGTATACTCTACAGATTATAAAATAAAAAAATAAAAAAATTTTTTTTCAAACAGCACTTCTCGGTATACAAATGCTAGAAGTGTTATATACCAACACTTATTCGCTGAAATTTGTATCCAAATTTGTATCCTCGAAATATACAAATTCTAGAATCGTTATATACCAATGGTTATTCGTCGAAATTTGTATCCGGAGGGTTTTTCAGCGTTGCTGTCTAGGGGTCGCGCGTACGGAAAAGGTAATCAAAAATATTTTATTTTCAAAATTAATCTGTATACTAGGGTCATGCCTAAGAGAAGAAGAAAACAGGTCGTAGTCAATACGACTCCCGAGTTGCCTTACCAAAAAGTGCGGGTCGAGTGGATTGATATTTTATCGGATTCGGGCTGGGCTACCGATAAAGAATTCGACAAGATGAATCTAAGTTATCCTGTTAATGAAGGGTGGCTATACTCTAAAGATAAAAAAGCAATCAAACTATTTGCATCATTTGATAGAGATGACGACGGCACAATAACGTTTGGTGATAGGACTATGATTCCGACTTCTTGCGTGAAGAAGATGACAAAGCTTTCGTAGGTGCATTTAGCTGCTTCTTTGCTTTCTTTAATTCCATTTCTTCAGCTTCAATAATTTTAATTTTGTTTCTTAATTCTTCTGTTGGAAGATCATCAAGTTTACCTGTACGCATTTCTGTTCTGTTGATGTAGAGATCAGACGCTTTACCACGTAGCTCTTCAGCTCTGATTGCTGCTTGCATATTACCTTTCTTTTCTGATTTGATTCCTAGATTTCCAAGTCTTGCTATGTGATTCTCATAGTTGACTTCAAACTTCTCTAATTTTTCTTTTCTAAGTTCCGCAATATATGCTGCAGACTTTGGATATTTTTTATAACTTTGAAGCTCAGATGCTGTGAACCTAGCTCGGTCAGGACTATAGCCTGCCTGGATTGCTGCCTCTGTTCCCGATACTGGTCCGTCTTTGCTACCGAAAACTAAGATCTCACAGAATTTCATCTGCATTTCAGTTAATCTACTTGGTACTCCCATGACTTGCATTATATAAGATTTTGTGTATATATCAACATTAGAAATATGATAGACGGAAAGACATTCAGACAAGGCCTAGACAAGTTTTTTAAATCCCCAACATGCCAAGGTGCTAGGGTTCAGATTGAATTACCTAACGGCGAGATGTATGATATTACA